ATTTATACTTTTAAGATCACAACTACAGGTGCAACAGTTCACGAAGATTTACGTTTTCAAATCCCTAACGGCACAGCTTCAGTAAATGGTCTTGCACAATACAACGGCGTAGACGCTGTTGAAGAAGCCGTATTACAAATAGCAATTGACGTATTTCAATCAAGACTAGCTGCAGGTGGCACACAACAAGCCCTTGATTACACACCAGCACCATACCGAATGGGTCGAACACTTCTTTACAAAGTCACAGGTTTAATTTCAAAATACATAGACTCCAATAGTCAAGTAGGTTAATCTATGGCCTTATCAGACCTTAGAAGCACCTTAAAAACAGCAATAACCTCTGGAACAAACTACACAGCTTATGACCACGTACCAGAAATAATAATTCCACCAGCAGCCCTTATTTTGGCTTCTGACCCATACCTTGAACCAATGGTTATTGGCAATACAAAGAATTGGTACGTAAGACTTACTTTAGAAGTGGTCAGCACTACGTATTCAAATCCAAGCGCATTAAAAAACTTGGAAGATGATATAGAAACAATCTTGGCACTTGTTCCGACTTCTTGGGTTATACTGTCGGTATCTAGTCCGAGAATTAGGCAGACCAACAGTACTGATCTGTTAACTGCTGAAATCCAACTACAAACAGCCTACACAGGCTAAGGAAGGCAACAATGGCAACAACAATCTTAAGTGGTCGTTCACTTGTTTTGACTATTGCAACTAAAGATTATTCAGATCAAATCTTGACCGCAAACTTAACAATTTCAACAGATCGTTTAACTTTTGACACTATCGCAGGACGCGCTTACAAGTACATTGACAACAATGCAACTTTGGATCTTGAATTCCTAAACGATATTGGCGAAACAGACTCATTGACTAAAGCTCTTTGGGACGCAACTGAATCAGCACCAGACACAGTTCTAGCCGCTGTTTTGACTGCAAAAACTAGTAAAACATTTACTTTCAACGTGCTACCTTCTTGGCCAAGCCAAGGTGGAACAGGTTCAGATGCTCAAAAGGTTTCTGTATCTTTGCAAGTTGTTGGTTCAATCACCGAATCATTATAAACAAAGAACAGGGGCACACAAATGCTTAAACTTAAAATACGTTGGGAATTGGAAACAGGTGAAGTTTATGAAGAATGGACTAGACCTAATGAACTTGCCCAAGCAGAAAAAGATTTATATAACAATCGTTCTATTATTAAAATTCTTACTGAAGAAAGCAGTCCAAGTAACCAATTGCTTTTATTCTTGGGACACAAAATTCAACAGCGTGTCACAAAAAAAATGGAAAACATTGACACTTGGAAATCAAAAGTCGTCGATATTGCAGCTGTTGATTTTGAGACAGCAAATTTTACGAAGCCCGCTCAGTCGGGCGAATAGCAGTCGAGTTAGCAATAACAACTGGTATTTCACCAGATTATTGGCTAAATGCAGATCCAGATATTTGGGCTACAGCAATCGACATATTGAACGAGCGCAATAATGGCTAAAGCAATTAGTCTTGTTCCAGTTGATAAAGATTATCGTGCTTTACTTCGTGCATTTAGCAAAATGGACGATATTGCCAAAAATGATATGAAACAAATTGCAAAAGATTTAGCTGAACGTGGCGCTGCCTATGCTCAAGGTTCTGCTTCACGAGCACCATATAACCCTAAACAAGCTGTAGCAGTTGCTGATTCAATTAAAGTTTCTAAATCAGATAAAGCACCTTCTTTTAGTATTGGTGGTCGTCAAAAAGTTGGCGCTAGTGCTTTTAGTGCTGGTTATGTAATAATGGGTTCAGAGTTTGGATCTAAACAGTACAAGCAGTTTCCAAAGCGTTCTCCGTCTCAGGGTAGAGGAAATCGTGGTTGGTGGTTATATCCTGCTATGTCTAGGTTCCAACCTACTATTGCAAAGGAATGGTTAGCAGGTTTTGAAAAAGTTAGAGACGCTTGGGCAGGTAGAATTTAATGGCTGATATTAGAACCCTTAAACTGGCATTACTTGCTGACACCAAAGATTTCATTGACGGCCTTGATAAAGCCGATAAAGAAACACGTACTTTTACAAATAAACTTGATGACGCATTAAAAGTAGGTGCTGCCGCATTTTTAGCTGTAGGTGCTGCTGCAGCCACTATGGCAGTCAAAATCGGCGTAGATGCCGTTAAAGCAGCCATTGAAGATGAAAAAGCGCAAATCAGTCTTGCACAAACACTACGTAACACAACAAAAGCAACAGACCAACAAGTTGCAGCCGTTGAAGATTACATTGACAAAACAGCAAGAGCTACAGGCATAACAGATGACCAATTACGTCCAAGCCTTGACAGACTTGTCAGATCAACTAATGACATAACCAAAGCACAAAAACTTCAAACACTAGCTCTTGATATTGCCGCAGGAACAGGCAAAGACCTTGCAACAATCACAGAAGGCTTAGGTAAAGCCTATGACGGCAATCTTGGTGCACTTAAACGACTTGGTGTTTCACTAGATGATTCAATCATTAAATCTAAAGATTTTGATGCAGCCGTAAAAGTACTATCAGAAACTTTTGCTGGTCAAGCAGATGCAGCAGCTAATACTTTTGCTGGAAGAATGGCCAGAGTAAGTGTTGCCCTTAATGAATCTAAAGAACAAATAGGATTTGCTTTACTTCCAATATTGGAAAAACTTGCAACATTTTTAACAGACACAATGCTTCCAGTAATTCAACAACTTGTAAACGGATTAACTGGCACAGGTAAACAATCTATGACTCGAGCATTTTATGATGTGGGAACAGGTGCAGTAACTTTTGGTTATGATCTCAATAATGCTCAAGGTTCAGCATATTTACTTGGGGAAGAAATCAGACTTGTTGCTAAAAAGGTTGGTGAATTTGTAGCACAATTAACAGGCGCAGCAAATGATCAAGGATTGCAAAGTTTCTTAGACAAAATACTTCAAATAATTAACGCCATTGAAACTGCTATTGGTGCTTATAATCGTTTACCAGACGTAGGCAAACTTCTTGTAAATCCTGCTTCTCAATTGGTGACTTTAACCCCTGCAGTTAAACAAGCAACAGGAACAGTTGTAAACGTTTATAACAACGTCAAGAGTGCTATTACTGATCCATTAGCCACAGCTAGAGCAATCACCAAGGTTACTAATACAGCTTATGCAACAACTGGTTTAAGGTAAATCTTGGCTGATGACAATTTTCACACCGACTCACAAAGTAACAATTGCTGGAGTCGAATACACTAACGAGATTTTAAGTGGTGGAACAATTACCGCTGGTCGAGTGGACATATTTGACCAAACACAACCTTCATATTGCAATCTTGAATTAGTTAACCTTTCAGGCACTAGCCCAACAGTTAATTTGCTTGACTCTGTTGTCATTGAAACAAAGAACACAGCGGGAACATTTGTTAAGTTATTTACTGGTGAGGTTTCAAGTGTTTCTAATACTTTATCTGGAACTGGTGCTGGTGGGACTTTTGCTAACGTTTTGCAAATTCAAGCACAAGGTGCTTTAGGTCAATTAGTTAAAAGATTTGCTGGTTCTGTTTCTTATCCAATCGAACTTGATGGGGCAAGAATTACTAGAATACTTCAGGAAACCCTTTACACAGCTTGGGAAGATTTAAGCACAACTTTAACTTGGAACGATATATCGGTTTCAGATACTTGGGCTACTTATGGTATTCAAGGCATAGACACAATTGATGCTGGACGTTACACAGTACTAGCTAGAAGCGCTAGTTCAGAAAATGCTTTTGACTTGGTTAACACAACTTCCGATTCAGGTCTTGGCTATATGTACGAGACAACAGCAGGCAATATTGGTTATGCTGATGCTGAACGCAGAACAAATAATTATGGATCTAACTTAATTCCTTTAGATTCTTCAGTTGTATCTTCAGAAGGTATTCAAACAAGGCTTCAAACAGCAGATATTGTCAACAGCGTCGTGGTTCAATACGGCAGTCCTACAGCTGAAGTTGAAGCTATAGATGACACAAGTGTTAACCTTTATGGTCTTATTCAACAGGTCAATTCAACGATTCTTTCAGATGCAACACAAGCGACAAATCAGGCAACAAGATTTGTGGCTCTTAGAGGTATCCCTAAAACAGGTTTTGATTCTTTAAGCCTTGACCTAGCTAACCCTAACCTTGATGACACCACCAGAAATTCTTTACTTGGTGTAACTATGGACAAAGCCTTATTTGTTAGCTCATTACCAGTTGGGTTGTTTCCAACAGGTGAATTTGAAGGCTTTGTTGAAGGCTGGACTTGGACACTTGGCAAAAACTCGCTGGATCTGCAAATGCTCGTAAGTAACAAAATTTACTCAATAGTTGATGTACAATGG